GTTCGGGCCCGCGCCTGGGTTTGGACCCTCAATAATTACACCTGCGTGGAGCGAGAGTTTTTTGGGGTCTCAATGCTCGCCGTCTGTGAGTATTGCTGCTATCAGCCCGAAGTCGCCCCCACCACTGGAACACCGCATTTACAGGGATTTGTCTCCTTTAAGAACCCCAGGATGTTCGCAGGCGTCAAGGCTTTGTTTGGTCCCACCGGAGGAGTTCGGGTTCATCTCGAACAAGCCCGTGGAACCCCTCAAGCTTCAAAGACGTATTGTTCTAAAGAGGAGTCGCGAGACCCTAACGCCGGATTCGGATTCATCGAGATCGGAGTGTTCAACCCCGGACCTGGACAGGGAAGTAGGTCTGATCTTGCTGAAATTGGCAGGCGTATTATCGCTGGTGAAGCGCTTGTCACCGTTGCGCAGGACTACCCCGGAGATTTCATTAGATATTCCTCCGGTTTCCAAAAGCTTAAAACCCTGTTCCAGCCCCATCGAAGTGCTAAGACCAAGGTCTTCTGGTTCTATGGAACTACGGGCACGGGCAAGAGCCACGCAGCTCGTGCGAGGTTCCCTGAAGCCTACTGGAAGTCGCCGGAACACCTGTGGTGGGATGGATACGACGGTGTAGCAGATGTTGTTGTCGATGATTATAGATGCGATTTTTGCAAATTTGCTTATTTGTTGCGATTGTTTGACGAGTATCAACTGCAGGTTCAGGTCAAAGGAGGTACAGTTAATTTTGCTGCAGGCAATATTGTTATTACTGCTCCTCGTCGTCCTGAAATTATGTGGAGCAATCGTACAGAGGAAGATTTGCAGCAGTTAATGCGTCGCATCGAAATTGTTGAGCTATTTGGAGACGAACCAGCCCCCCCTAGGGCGATCGTGGCTAATTTTCATCCAATTTAATTTTTTTCGTTTTTTACATTTACATAACAAAAAATTTTTAGTCACTTTCGTCATTCGAAGTTACTACCTGGTTGTCATCATTTACAATTACAATTGAGTCGTCATCATTAGAATCGACTGTTAAAATTATTTTGAATTTGAACCCGAAGCACCGTGCGACACCGTTCAGCCATTTTAAAATTGTTGAATTCATTGGAAATAATGAGTAGCTCATTATTTTCTATGTCATTAACAATGTCGAATAAGAGAGCTCGTACTGAAATGTCTGGCATGGACCGCCAACGTATGGCGGCCGCTATTGGCGCTAGGACAAATGCTAAGTACCCTTACCGTGATTACGGTCGTTCTTATACTCAACGTGGTGTTCCTGGTTCCCAATCTATGATCCATTATGGCCCCAGTTGGAAGGAAGCTACTGATGTCCAGAAGTCCAATCGCAAAGCGAATGGTTATACTGGCAGAGGAGGTTTTTTTGCTGATTTGGGGAAATGGGCTGGAAGGGGGATTGGAGGGTTATTAGGGAACAAGGATCGTGGTGGCCGCATAGGCGGTGGTATTGGAACGGTCTATGAGAAGTTAACCGGTAAAGGGCTTTACGAAGGACGTGGTTTGTATACTGGGCGTGGTTTGTATGACGCGAATGCGTTGGTCACAGGCCCTCATCTTGCTACTCGTCCTCAGCTAACCTTCAGTGGTACTGGCGATGAAACTGCTACGTTGATAATGTCTCAGAAGGAGTACATTGGTGATGTTTTCGGCCCTAGCACTAGTAATTTTGTGTCATCTGTCTATGATTTGAATCCTGGCTTGACCTCGAATTTTCCTTTTTTGGCGCAGTATGCTCAAAATTTCGAGGAGTATGAATTTGAGCAATTGGTATTTGAGTATCATTCTACCGTTGACGCCTCCAGTACCAATAACCCCAACGGTAATACAGGAACTGTTATTATGGCGACTAACTACAACGTATCTTCTCCTGCGTTTTCGGATAAGGAGCAAATGATTCAGTATCATGGGGGCGTTTCTGGTCGTATGACCGACAATCTCACCCATGGTGTTGAGTGCGACCCTTCGAAGAATGCAGGATCTGCCCAGAAGTATATCAGAACGTTTATTCCTACTGGTCAGGATTTGAAGACGTACGATTTGGGTAAATTTCAGCTAGCTTTTCAGAACATTCCGGCATCGTATTTTAACCAGCAGGTTGGGGAGTTGTGGGTACATTACAAGGTTAGGTTGACGAAGCCTCGTCTTTTTTCTGCTCAGGCTGGTAACGTCCAGGAATTTAGGGCAATTACTTCTGGCTTTAGTGGAGGCACAGTGTCGGCTGCCTTTGCTTCTGGCGCAACCACCAGTTTGTTTGCTCAAGGAAATTCTCTGTCGTGTTTAGTTAGTCCTGCGTCTCTCGTTGATACTTTGTTTTCTACGTCCACGGTTTTGTTTGGGCACCGTGTTACCTTTCCCGCTTCTGCTAATGGTGTTTTTGAAGTCATTCTTAGGTACAGTACTAATTCCGCGACAATTTTGTCTGGTTTGGCTCCTGCATTTGGTACTTCGTCGGATAATAACCGCGGACAGATTATGCAGACGCAGACCACAGGGAATGTAGCTCCTTGGAATGATATATATGGAGATATTGACAGGAGTGGAGGTTCAGCTATCGGTGTGTCTTTCCCGGTGTGGAATCAAGTTTATCTTCATTCCCCTCCTGAAGCACTTGCTTCTGGCCAACCCAGTAAAGGAACTGCTTGTATTTTGATTGCTCGTGTACAGGTTAAGTCTGCTACTGCTGGCGTTGATAACACGCTTTTGTTGGCGTATTTGGCGAATACTCCAATCTTTCAATGCGAATGCACCGTTCGCGAGATTACTCCGTATTTGGCGATTAGTGCGTCTGTTCAACGTCCGCAGTTTGTCGATCTTACTGGTCAGGTGCGTATCCCATAGTTCCCATTCTATTCTTAAGTTATTAAGTAGATTCATTATTTTCAATGCCAAGATTAGCCAGACTTATTCCAAGTCATTATTTTAATGCCAAGACCTCCAAGAGTTATAGTTCGTAGGGCAGCTCGAATTCTTCCTTTGAGGAATCGTAGAAATCCTTTATCTCGATCTCAATTTAATTCTGATGCTGCCCTACGTTTATTGCGTAGTTCCGAAGATTGTGTAATTTGTCAATCACCTCAGGGTGTCAGCACATCAATTTGTACTCCTTGTATTCATTGTTTTCATCCTGAATGTCTTTTGAATTGGTATAACATGCAGGAAAATTTGGGTAGGGTTCCTGATTGTCCCATATGCCGTGCTACTATTGGTAGTATGCCGTTTCCTTTACCTTTAGTTAACGAAGCTCTTTTTCAACGTTTTGTTGACCCTTTGCATCCGATTACTCTTAGTGATGAAGATCTTCGATATTTAGACAGTGTTGAGAACCCTTAGACCCACCTGGGACCCTTTATAGTTTTATTGTCATGTCATAATTAAGATGGTTTCTCAGAAAGATTTAAGTAAAATTTATACTCGTCAGGAACGTGGGCACGGAACACTTGCCGAGGCTTCTAGATTGTTGAGGGCTGAACGTGCAGCAAGATTAAGTTCCACATCAAATCGCGCTAATGCTGTTCAAGGACGTGCTTTCGATGCTTGGATGGTTGCCGACGCACGTAGGCGAAATTATCGCCGAAAACAAGTGGATCGTGATAATGTTGTTTTTGAAAGTTTAAGGCAGCGAATACCCCCATTACCTATACGCGAAGTGTTTGGTTATCTGGGTCGTCCGTTTGCTTCTAAATTTCAGTAGCCCACAAGAGGGAGCTGCACAAAAGAGACATAGCCTAGTATTACCTATGTCACTTTTGTGCACTAACCTTTGTGCACCTCCCACTTGTGGGATTTTTTTAATTTATTAAAAAATGTCGAAAAAATGCCACTTGCCCGCGAAAAACTCGTTTTTTGGCGCAAAAAATGGCGTTTATCGCTAAAAAGAAATGACCACTTTTGTTCTGAAATTTGGGGTGAAGATTAAAAATTTGTCATTATTTTCGTGTCGTTGGGCATGCAAAATAACGAAGATTTTAAGCGATGGCAAATGTTCGGGCCCGCGCCTGGGTTTGGACCCTCAATAATTACACCTGCGTGGAGCGAGAGTTTTTTGGGGTCTCAATGCTCGCCGTCTGTGAGTATTGCTGCTATCAGCCCGAAGTCGCCCCCACC